CTTGGTAATCAGACTCATTTAATAGGCTTGTCAGTTTCTTCAAAATGATATTTATCAATCTTGTATTCTCAAAAATTTGGTTATATAAAAGCCTTGAAAAACTTGCATCTAGTTTCTGAATGATTAAAGCTAATCTAAAATCATTATCCAAATACAAATCATCATTCAACCAACTTAAATAACTATTAATCTTATCTTGAAAGTCCGTCATATTCTTCTGATATACACTTAAAAATTCATGTATATCACCGCTCCAACTAAGCACTAAATATCAACTCCTTAAACTTCTCGCTTGGCTCTGCACTCATGTCTACATTTCCAGATATACCTTTAACGCTACCTTTACTTGTAAATTGATGTAAATCATATGGATGTGTAGGTTTTAAACTATTAGCCAATGTTCCGTCATTTTGTCCGTAACTAGGTATCCAAATTGCACCAGGACGTGCTACATTCAAATTGAACTTATCGTACAAATGATTAGCAATATACAACACAATCTTGTTATCTGGGACACCTAAAGCATTGAGTTGCGACATATAAGCCTCTACTCCAGCTCTCATCTGAGTAACATCTCCACTCATCTCAATACTCTCAACATCAATCGCATAAAAAATAGGCTGTTGCTTACCTGCGACAACCTGTTGCGTTCTGTTATAAAAATCTCTAGCTTCTTGTTGAGCGTCTGATGTAGATGTAGCAGCAAAATATGCATATACTGCATACTTTCCACCAGCTGAAATACATTGTTGCAAATTCTCCATGTACTTTAAATCTTGGTGATCTGAGCCATGTTGAACTCGGATAATACTCAAAGTAACATCATCAGCTATCACGCTAGGCCAATCAATTACACCTTGCCATTCAGACACATCGATAATTTTGCCAATGTGTTGTGGTTTAGGTGTATCTGGATTTATCTTATCATCAAATAACACGCTCTCAATTACTGTAATTCTGCTATCCAATTTCTGCAGACCTTTCGTCAATTTGTCTATCCATTCCCAAATATTCATATCCTAACCTCCAACAAAATCATTGAGCCATGTTTGTAGCTGTTGATTTCCACCGTATTCATTAAAACTAGAATTACCAGAATTAATAACATTGTTTGTAGTAGTTTTAAGATTATTTATAGCCTTACGAAATTGTCTTTGCCTTGAATTTTGATAATCAAGGATATTTTGAACATTAGAATTCAGCGTGATTGATGTTGGATTATCAACTGGATATGAGTACGGATACCAGGTAAAACCAGTTAAAGTAAAATTAGTTGATATATCCTGCGATTTAACCATGACATGAACTACATCTCCAGCTATTGGTCTAATATCAGTAGTAGTTGTTACGTCGATAGATAACGACGGATTAGGTTGCAATTTAGTCTTAACGTACTCAATCATTGCATTCTTGTCCTTAAATCTACCATCTTCAATTGGTTCTGCTGGATGCTCACCATATTTCTTGATAGATTCTTCATCACGATACATAAACGGTGCAAAGTAATAGTACTCTTGTGTGTTTGAACTTGAGTTTGTTTCTGATGATGTTTCAGTGTCAGTATCGCTAGGCCCATTTTTGATTAATTCTAGCGGGCCTAACCAAGTACCATCATTAGTAAATGACTTACCAACTGCCACATTAAAATCAGCTTTAGTTACTCCAACATGCAAATGACTTGTATCACGATAACCAATTACATCACCAACTTTAACCGTATCTCCTACATTAACTATGATATTGCTAGGGCTTGAAAATGCTTCTTGATAGACAACATTATATCCACCACCAGAAATAACAACATAGTTACCAAGTCCACCCATATAAGACTTGATTGTTACTTTTCCACTATGGATAGCATGAACAGCACTACCAGGATGATCTACGGAACCAAAGTCCAATCCATCATGAAAGCCGTTTTGACGATATCCACCATCGTTACCAAATCTTTGAGCTTGCATAAAAGTTCCTTCTCCCACACTAGGAAAAGGCCAACCCCAACCGCCACTTGTTGTAGTAGTTGTTGTGGTAGTAGTGGTTTCTGTTGTGGTTTCAACAGAATATTTTCCACCAATACAATAGACCATATTAGTAAGTGATGTTGAATCAGTACTAAATTTAATCTCACTTGCGTTATTCAAGTAATCTATTCTATTACCACGATTTAGGTTAAATTTATCTGCTGAATATACTCTAATTTTACGATTGTCTGGATATATAATTGCATTATCCCAAGTATCAGAAATCTTAGATAACATATCAGCTCCTGTTCCGTCTTGTAGTTCTTCTAATTCTTTCTTTTCAAAGCTGCCAATCACTTCATAGGTAAAACCAAGCTTATTATTTTTCAGCCAATGGTCTAACACATCTTGAATTGAATAACTTACTTGATTTTGATTATCCTGTTGTGTTTCATCAGTGGTTTTAGTCGTTACTTTAGTCGTGGTATTACCTTCTGTTTTTTCGCTTGTGTCTGTTTTAGCATTATCATCATCAGTATCAGACTTAGAAGAATCAGTATCATCTTTTAGAACTTTAACGTCTGTTTGCTTATCCTTGTCTTCTGGATCAATATAATCCTTATACTTTCTTATTTTTTGTACTTCAAAATAAACGTGAGTAGCTGTTACTTGAACGCTATCTAATCCACTAGATGAATCATTAGCTACTTGTTTAACAATATATTCTTGATTATCCAAAAAAACAGAAGTTTCGCTTTCTAACATTTGATAAGCTAAGCTTCCGTCGTTATATGCAGTAAATTGTAAGCTCCAAGTCTGATTTACTTCCCACTGGATTTGTACAGACTTAGGGTCAAATAAATTCAAGGGTTCTTTTTCAGCACGATTAACCCCTTGAACTAAAATCTTACCTTGAAACATCAGATATAGATAAATGGAAAACTGAACGTGATATCATTGCTATTCGTGCCACTAACAACAATATCATTCCATCCAGTATTTAAAACGATATGACCGTAATCTGTGTTTACTGTTGCTGGATTACCATTAACAGTTGTTACAATTCCGTCTAGTAGAACAGTTTCATTCCCATTAGATGATTTATTGTAACTCCAGCTCGTGCCATTAGTTGTGTTAGCTATCTTGAGAGAACCGCCACTAAATTTACTAATGATTTTTAAATCATGTTTATTAATATAAGGGTCAATTGCTATATCACTAGGGTTGTAAACTCTAAAGGATTTATCAGTAAAATGATATGAGTAATCATTATCGATCAAGTTTTGTCCATATGACCATACTTTTAAACCATTTGAATCAACTTCATCTGACCTATGTAGACTGTATTTCATCCCACTAGGATTATCGAATGGAATAGTAAAAGTAACCCAATTTGATCCTTTATCGTCAGGACTAATTGTAAATGAAGATGTTCTAACATATCTCACCAATTGACTATTTATTTCTTCCCTAATTCTAAATAGCCCTTTTTGCATGAAAGTTCTCATAACATCATGCTTTGCCAATATATAATCTTGCCAAGTAGAAAAATATAGTAGAAACTCACAATTAACAACGGTAGGGTTATAGGTAGAATAATTCCATAACTCACCGTCTTGTGCGGGATTAGATTGATAAGTATTAGTTATCGCTGGATTTTCATCTAAACTAAGTAACTCTACATGCTGAGTGATATCAGATAATTTCATTTCTTTTCCATTATGTGGTTTAATATAAAATTCGTTCAAAATATCACTCCTTTCTAAAATGTTTGATAGTTAATTAATTTTTGATCTATAGCTTGTTGCCTATACAATTTATTTTTATCAAATCCACTCTCTCGAATAGCCTTGATTTGCTGACTGTTTAATCCTAATAATTGACTGAACATCGCTAATAACGAATCAAATTTATCATTTAATTCTTTTATATCTCTATTATCACGACTTACTGAATGGCCTGGATCCTGTTTAGTGAATTCAGAAGTCAATTCATGCATAAGTTGCCAAGCTCTTGGCCGCTTAACTGGATCAGTTGGAATAATATACTCAGGTTTATTGTTTTCAGCTACTTCAATTAATTGATTAGTGTCAATTCTTCCACCATAAGCCATCATTCTATGACCTGAAGGACCCCAACCTCTCTTTACTCCAATTGGCGGAAAGTCGTTTCTCCAATTACTATCATTTAAAACTGCCATAATTTGATCTAAGGCAGAATGAATATTAGCATGTCCTGGAACTGCCCAACTTCTCCAAGTACCAAGTTTATATTGGAATAATCCAATTGGTAGTCCTGTTCCATCATGGTCGTCATAACCACCATTTTGAGCAGGATCTACACCAGATTCAGTTGATGCTTGATAGTACAAATGCTCTATATCACGTTCACTAAGTTTTTGATGCATCAATCTAGCAGCGTGTTTAGCTATCTTGGCAAATTCAGATTTAGCCATTCTGCCAGCAGGACTATTTCCATCGCCGCCAGCTCCAAAATCTTCAAATAATTTCTTTACCCAATCAACTGCTAAGCTCGCTAATTTATTAGGAAAGTTAGTAATAATATCGCCAGCTAAGCCTTTTGCTGATAAATTACCAATATGTTTTTCAAAGACTTCTTTTAAAAATTCAGCTGGTTTCTTCAAAATATCTTCTGCTTCATCAACTAAATCAACAGCACTATTCCAGACACCTTTAAAGAATTTACCAATACCATTAGCATATGCCGGAATACCTAACATTGTGGTTAATTTATAAGTATCTTCGCCATTTAAAACACTTGAACCTTTAGGCAAAGGTACCACCATATTACGTTGTTTAGGAAAAATACCTACCTTTCCATTAGGCAATCTAAACATTTCACGATAATGCTCGCCTACACCATCATTAACTAAAGCTAATCCACCTTGATGTGTTCCACTTGAACCTTGTACATTAGGTGTACCTTTAGCGTAAGATACTGTTGGAATTGCCCAACTAGCACTTATTTGTGGAGCACCAACTTTATCAAGAACCCAGTTAATACCTTTCTTTAAACCACCTAACATATCATTAAATGGTTTAACCACACCATTTACCAGATCTACGGTTTTATGTTTAACACCTTTAACTGCTGAACCAACAATATCTTTTAATTGTCCAAATTTATCAGTGAAAGTATTTACCATATCACCTAATCTGCCACCAGTTTTGTCATTCAACCAGTCATACATATCCTTGAATATATCTTTAGTGAACTTACGAATATTTTTAGCAGTATCATTAATATCACCGCCTAATTTATCCCAACGTCCACTGACAAAATCTCGCCAAATATTAGTATAGGATTGAATAGCATCATAGCCAGATTTGAACTGTTTAGGATGTTCTTTAGCCATTTTTTTAGCAACATTAAGCGTTGCATTATTAAGATTATTCCATGATTTTACAATCTTATCTTTACTATTATCAGCATTTTTCTTTAAACTATTCCAACCATCGCTAAACTTCTTCTTAGTGTCTTTCCACATATTATTGGCAGATTTAGCAACATCTTTATTAAACTTATTCCAACTCTTTTGAGTGTTCTTGATACCTTTGTTAGTTGTATCTTTAATTGATTTCCAACCTTTACTGAAGAACCCTGTGATATTCTTCCATATTTTAGATATCTCTTTAGGTATATTTTTAAAGAACTTGACTATATTATCAAATGCTTTTTTAGCATCTTTTACCAGTCCATCAACAAACTTCTTGAATTTTTTGTTATGTTTGTATAATTCATAAAATGCTACACCTAAAGCAGTAATCGCTAGAATTGCAATACCAAATGGATTAGACAAGAACACAGTCTTAAATCCTAATGCTAGTTTCTTTGCTGCAGACAACATACCATTGAATGCAACTTTAACAGCTTTACCTGTAACTACTGCAGCTTTACTAAGTCCACTCAAAGCCGCCTTTGCTGCTTTAGTTGAAATCTTGGCAGTCCATTTTAAAGCTTTGCCAATACCTTTACCTGTTGTAACTGCTGCTGTTTTAATTCCATTTAAAGCTTTTTTTGCTCCACTGATTAATATCTTAGCAGTCCACCGTAAAACTTTGTCTAGCTTAGTAGCTCTGGCAACTTTTGAAAGACCTTCTAAATCTTTTTTAGCCTTACTGATACCTTTTATTGCTAAATGTACAATTAACGCTCCAGTTAATGCTTTACCAAAAGCTTTAATAACGCTAATATGTTCAGCCATTATTTTAACTAAACCAATTACACCACTTGCAATAGCTCCAATCAGCTTACTTATATCCTTTAATCCTTGCTTACCTTCTTTAGAATTAAAGAACTTAGCCATTTCTACCGATGCATCTCTCATTGCTGGTAATAAAGCTGTACCCAGTTCCATCTTAGCCGCTTCACTAGCTTCTTTGAATTGAGCCATCTGTTTCTTTACAGTTCCTTGGTTCTTTTGTGCTAACTCTTGTACATATCCTTGTCCCTTATAGGACTTGAAGTGCAACAAAAAAGTTAGACAAAAATAAAATATTTTTAAGCAGCTAAGACATGGGTTCGGTAATCAACCGGACTCATGTTTTT